CCGCTTTTTAGGGCGGGTTATGGGTTTATCGTTTGCCTGACAGAATTCTGATAATTAGGGCTGCAATTGCATAGATCACACTTCCACCCTAAATTCTGAAAGTGTTAAATTTTTAGCGTAATAGTTATCTCCTGATTTTCTAAAACAAGCATAAATTGGATAACCCTCTGCATTGTCGCTAAGTGGCTCACCTACTAAAAAGCCCCTAGAGTTTTGCGCCCTGGGCGGTACACTTTCTAACATATCCCAATACATTTTTTGAGTGGTTTCAATCCATTCGCTAGGGTTTGCTTCCATTGCATCCCAAAGTGGCTGCCATTCTAGTTTTTGATTGTTCATTTTTAAACCTTTGAATCGCAAAAAACAAATGTGTAGCCCTTGCCATCACTTGAACCCCCGTAACACATGCTGGAAATGTCCCAATCTAGTTTGTGTTTTATAACTAGGGCTTTAACAGCTTCAAAATGCACTAAGTGACCATTTAATGAATCGTCATAAGACACAATGACGGAATGACCATTGTCTGAAGTGGCTTTGATTCGTGAGCCTTTGACATTGGCGGGAATGTATTTTGTATGAATTGCAAGCATTTTGTTGACCTTAAAAAATATTAAACCCTAGGGAAATGCCTAGGCCAATAACCCCCAATTTGAGGGTTATCAGTCTAAACATTAGACGTTTTCAGTAGCTTCTACTGGCTTAACTGAGGGTATATAGCACCACTGAGGAACTTTAGCCGTTGAAAACTCACGGGTAGGCATGATAACCCCGATAAAAGCATCATCCATTTGTGGGAAAGCTACAATAGACGATTGACTACCCCTCTGCAAAACCATTGGAATTTGACGTTTTCCGTATAGTTCCTCTGAAACATCTACAAAACGAACAAGCAAATCAGGGTTAAACGTGGCGGGTTTTAGATCATCATCAGGGAAACCCATTGGAATCACACGATCAGTATCGGGAAACCTTGCATCATGTGCAGAAAATCGAATGGTAGAGTCACCCTGAATGCACTCTACTGATAACCCGTTGACCTCAAAATGCAACCATTCGTCACCTTGCTTTTTTGTGCCCTTAAGTTTTAAGAGTGCATCAGTAGGCAAAACAACATTTTGCTTAGTGTCTGATCTAATGCTATCGACAAGCAAACGGCCCATAATGTGCCCGTCAGTTGCTTCGATGTAAGTACCCCGATTGTCCCTTACAATATTGATACCCTGCAAGTAGTAACGAATATCTTTTTTTGCTGCTAAGTGCAACATGGCACGAATGTGTTTACGCTGGATAGAAAATTTCATGTTAAAGCCTTTTTAAAGTTGAAACCCTAGTCAAAACGCTAGGCCAATAACCCCTAGATCAAGGGTTATCAGTCTAAGGTTTAATTTCCTGCTATCAGTTGACCTTTACGCCCCTTAGTGAAAGGGTGATTAAAAATGTCGCTAGGGGTGAAAGTAGAAGGGAATAAGATAACTTCGTGATAAGGGTAAAAAGAGGGTTTATCGTTTTCAGGGTTAAAAATCCAGCCACCAGTACCATGTTCAAAACGATAATCTAATGCAGCTTGCAAAGTGGTGAAAGTGAAATAATTAGTCATTGTGAAAGCCTATCAGTTGAAAATTAGAATTCTAGGGGAATGAAACCCCTAGACAATAGGGATAAACCCTAGGTTATCGGTAAAAATATAATTGTGCGTTTTGTTCACAATCCCTAGGTGTTGCCCCGTAATATTTGCGCCCCGTCAAATAACCCGTGACAAACCAAAAACCCGTGATTGTGCATAGTGTAGGTTTCATTTTTAGCCCCTTAAACCTTTTTAGACCACTGTAAACCCGCTTCTGTAGCATGATAAGTGCTTGCATCATCATCATGCGATAAAAACCCGTGTCGCACTAGTGTGCTCATAATTTGCTGGAATTGATTGTAAGTAGCCCCGTGAGACATGAGAGCACTATAAATCACGCCCCCAGGCGCACCAGTAGAATGTAAATTTGCAGCTTCAATTATTCCCTTACCTATTGATTGCAGGGCCTTAATTTGATCTTTTGTCATTGTGAACGCCTATAAAAAGTTAAAAAGAACCTAGTGAGACACTAGGCCATAAACCCCTATCACTAAGGGTTTACAGTCTAATTACTGAATTGCATCAGTTTGTGAAACGTGAAATACAGTTGAACGCCTACAAAGCATGAAACTGTTTTCACTGTCTTTATCTTTAGCGGGTATCCATGTCACAACTTTAACCCCCTTTTCCCCTTTTCTTACTTGACGATTAAGGGCTAACCAAGCATTGTAAGTAAACACGTTTTCACGGGGAATAATGTCATTGGCATTGATACCCTTTTCAAAAAACCCTTGCATGATTGCCTGATAATTTGCTAACGAATCCCCGTTTTTAGCCCTATTGAGTGATTCGATTGATTGTGTGATTTTATCCATGATGTAACGCCTATTGAGTTAAGTTAAGATTATTTGACTAAAACGTCAAACCATTCAAGTAAACCGATGCAAAGCATTAGACCTAATGCAATAGCGGTAAGGTAGTCTAAAAAAGTGTTTTTCATGGTTTAACCCCTTTTATAGTGTATTGGCCGTTCGTATAAGCCACGTTCATCCCTATAAATTGAAATGTAATAACCATATTTTGAGCCATCGTCATAAGTTAAACCGATAGTTTGCCCGTATGCAATAGGCGTACAAGGCCATGCGTGAGTTAAATTTTCCGATTCAAGAGCTGCGGAAAGTGTAGGGAAATAGTTGTTTTTCATGGTTTGCCCCTTATAAAAGCCAAATGTAAATTGCTGTTGCATTAGGGTGCATGGTCAAAATTTGCTTTTCCAGCTCATAACGATCATTTGCCCAAATTGCATCGGCATGGTGTTTATGATTGCAAAAATAGTTAATGCCAAAATATTTCATGTTTTGCCCCTTAGAGTGAGGGTGAATCGGTGCAAATACACACGATTTGCTCAAATTTTGGTGCACCAAATAATGATTGAACAATGACATTACGGCCCGTGTGTGTGTAGCTGGCAACCCGCATTGTTTTGCCGTGTACTTCAATGTATTGGCCAATTCTGTATTGACCTTTTGGGATAAAAGCAAATTTCATATTAAAGCCTTTTAAGTTACCCGTTCACGTTGAACGTATAGTAATTATCGGGTCTAAAAATAAAAAAACTATTAGGACAAACCCTAATAAAGTACAATTAATTTAAATTATTTAATGGGTAGATCATGGGTAGACCTTCAACCCCTTCAACTAAGTATTTCCAGCGAACACTTTCAAGCCCTGAAAAACAGATCATGCTTGCAGCTGGTGAGGGTAATATTTGCAGAGGGTTTGAAAACATCTTAGCCTTCTATCAGTATGCCCACAATCAAGGGTATAGACCTACAATGAACATGAGTATTTTAAATATTAGGTCGGGAACAACTAATAGCCCTGAAACAGATCAAGATCATGTAAGAGAGTCAATAGATAACGTATAGACAAACACAATGACAAACAAAAACAAGGTAACCCTGAAAAGGTGCATCGACTACTCTCACCTTCTAAATCTAAATGAGAATCATTCGCATCTAGGGTAAACCCTATGACTGTATGCCTGGACAGTACTGTAAGGAAACCCATGAGGGTAAACCCTAAGCTGTATGGATAGACAGTAGGGTAAACGTGTAGGTAGAAACGAGTATGGGGGGGGAGGGGGTGGTCGTGGTGTGTAGATATTTGTGGAGCATCCCACCCTCTGAAAAAGCTAAAATGGAAACACTCCAAGAAAGGACAAAGTGGAACAATTGAAAAGAGGTCGTGGTAGACCAAAAGGTTCAGTAAAGATGACCATACAGAGGTTTGCTGACAATCCTCCTATGACACTACCTAAAACAGACCACCAGAGGCTCAAGGAGCTTAAGGAGTTGATGATTAGGAGTGGAGGTAAGGATGTGGCTCAGAAGGTTATAGAGATAGCCCTTAATGATGACCATCCCCATCAACTCGTTGCTTTAAAGATGTGTTTAGATAGGACTCTACCTGTTTCTTTGTTTGAAAAGGACAAGTCTCAAAGGTCAGCAGTTACCATTAACATAACAGGATTGGGACAAGAACCCATTGTTGTAGACTCTGCTGAACAACCTGAAGATGTAGAGGCAAAGTATGGCTGATCTCAATTTCTCTCTCTTACCCTGGCAACAAGAAGTATTCAAAGATTCCACGAGATTCAAGGTTGTGGCTGCTGGGCGTAGATGCGGTAAGTCCCGTATGGCGGCAGTTACCCTACTGATTGAAGGACTCAAGTGTCCACAAGGCTCTGCGGTTCTTTATGTTAGTCCCACTATGGGACAATCAAGACAGATTATCTGGGACTTACTGTTAGACCTTGGCAGAGAAGTAATCCAGAGTAGTCATGTAAACAACCTAGACATTACCCTGATAAACGGGGCTAGGATATACGTTCGGGGTGCGGATAGACCTGATACCCTTCGTGGAGTCTCATTGACCTATGCCGTACTGGACGAAGTAGCCGACATTAAGCCTGAAGCATGGGAACAGGTCATTCGTGCCAGTTTGTCTGATAAACGGGGGAGAGCACTCTTTATCGGCACTCCAAAAGGACGCAACTGGTTTTACGATACCTTTAAGTTGGGCGAGTCCGAAGATGATCCTGATTGGAAGAGTTGGCACTTTACCACCGCTGATAATCCCCTGATTGACCAAGCAGAGATAGATTCCGCTAAAAAGACCTTGAGTTCCTTCGCTTTCAAGCAAGAGTTTATGGCTTCTTTTACCAATGCTGGTTCGGACATCTTCAAGGAAGAGTGGATCAAATACGGGGTAAAGCCTGAACATGGAAGCTATTACATCGCTGTTGACCTTGCAGGATTCGAGGAAGTTGCCAAACAAGCAGCCAATGCCAAGAAGCGTCTGGATGAGTCTGCTATCTCTATAGTTAAGGTCACAGACGATGGGAAGTGGTTTGTTGAGAAGATTGAACATGGGCGTTGGGATATTAGAACTACTGCGTCAAATATCTTAATGGCAATAAGAGATTACCGCCCTTTGTCGGTAGGTATTGAGAAGGGGGCATTAAAAAATGCCGTTCTGCCATATCTTTCGGATTTAATGCGAAAAAACAATATTTACGCCCATATAGTAGATCTTACTCATGGCAACAAGAAAAAAGCGGATAGGATTATTTGGGCATTGCAAGGACGCTTTGAACATGGCAGAATCATCCTTAATACAGAAGAAAATTGGGATGAATTTGTTGACCAACTCATTTTATTTCCAGCTACAGGCGTTCACGACGATTTGCCCGATTCTCTTAGCTATGTAGACCAACTTGCCGTAACAAGTTATTTTCAAGAAGATAATGATGACGAATGGGAACCAGTTGATGTTGTCTCAGGTGTTTGACACAAAATTTTGCTCAAAATGCAAAGAAACTTTATCGGTAGACTCGTTTTTCAAAAATAAGAGTCGTAGAGATGGATTGCAAGGATATTGCAAAAAATGCAAATGCTTAAGAGATAGGCAATATGACTTTGAACACAAAGATAAAATTAACGAATCTGCAAGAAAAAGAAGATTAGCTGGCGAAACAAGGCAAACACATTTACGTGCTTTAAAAAACTACAGGCAAAAGAATAAGGCTATTCGTGCCAAACTTCAAATGAATCGTAAAAGTGCTAAATTGCTAAGAACACCACTTTGGTTAACAGAGTTTGACCGCCTAAAAATACAATGCTACTATCAGGTGGCAGCCATGAGGTCAAGAGAAAGTGGCGAACAGTGGCACGTTGACCATATAATCCCATTGCAGGGTAAAACTGTTTGTGGACTTCATGTGCCAAACAACTTGCAAATTATTCCCGCAATTGAGAATATGCGTAAGAACAATCACTATGAGGTCTGATTATGGATCAAATTGAATATCAAGAACCAACCGAGTCTGACAAGGAAATAGTTAACTTTGTTGTTAACCATTGTGATCGTTGGAGGGATTGGCGAGATGTTAACTGTCTTGATGATTGGCTAGAGTACGAGCGTATCTTTAATGGTGAGTGGGATGCCCAAGATAAGACTAGGGATTCCGAGCGTAGCCGTATCGTTACCCCCGCTACTCAACAAGCCGTAGAGACACGCCATGCTGAGATCATGGAAGCTATCTTTGGTCAGGGCGAGTTCTTTGATATTCAAGACGATATTCGTGATGTCAATGGTAGCCCCCTAGACGTTGAGGCTATCAAAGCACAACTTATGGAAGACTTCAAAGTAGACAAGATTCGCAAGTCTATTGACCAGATTGAGCTGTTGGCTGAGATTTATGGCACGGGAATCGGTGAGATTGTTGTTAAAACAGAGAAAGTCTTTGTCCCCGCTACTCAGGCAATACCTGGTCAGATGGGACAAGCGGCTATCGGAGTGGTAGAACAAGACCGCATTGCAGTCAAGATTGTTCCTGTAAACCCCCGTAACTTCTTGTTTGACCCCAATGGAACATCTATTGATGACTGTATGGGTGTGGCTATTGAGAAGTATGTTTCCATCCACAAGATCGTCAAAGGTCAAGAAGATGGCATCTACCGCAAGGTAAAGGTTGGCACTGACTCGATGGATACAGACTTAGAGCCTACCCAAGAGGTCTCTCAGTACGAAGATGACAAAGTAAAACTTCTGACTTACTATGGCTTAGTCCCCCGTGAGTATCTAGAACAGTTGGAAAACGAAGATGGCGAAGTAGAAGATTTCTTTCCTGAAGACTCTCTCCAAGATGAGTATTCCGATTTGGTTGAAGCAATCGTAGTAATTGCCAATGATGGTGTTCTTCTCAAAGCAGAAGCCAATCCATACATGATGAAGGATAGACCGATTCTTGCTTATCAGGACGATACAGTTCCTAATCGGCTATTGGGTCGTGGTACTGTTGAGAAGGCTTACAACTCACAGAAGGCCATAGATGCCCAAGTGCGTTCACACTTAGATTCTCTTGCTCTCACAACTAGCCCAATGATGGCTATGGATGCCACTCGCCTCCCACGGGGTGCTAAGTTTGAAGTTAAGCCAGGCAAGGCAATCCTGACAAACGGCAATCCCAATGAGATTCTGTTCCCGTTCAAGTTTGGCAATACTGATGGAACTAACCTAACAACTGCTAAAGAGTTTGAACGTATGCTTTTGATGGCAACAGGCACTCTTGACTCTCAGGGAATGATTACTGCTGTCTCTAGGGATGCGGGTCAGGGTGGTATTTCGATGGCTACTGCCTCGATTATCAAGAAATACAAGCGTACCTTGGTGAACTTCCAAGAGGATTTCATGATCCCCTTCATCACCAAAGCCGCCTATCGGTATATGCAGTTTGACCCCGAGCGTTATCCTACTGTGGACATGAAGTTTATTCCCACGGCAGCACTTGGAATCATTGCTAGAGAGCATGAGCAACAACAGTTTATTGCGCTTTTACAGACTCTTGGCCCGAATACACCTGTTTTGCCTATCATTTTGAAGGGCATCATGGCTAATTCTTCTCTGTCAAACAGATTTGAGTTGATTGAGATGCTCGACAAGATGGCTGTTGCTGATCCACAGGCCCAACAAGCGGCTCAGATGCAACAACAATTGGCTATGCAACTGGCTCAAGCTCAGATTGCTGTCCAAACGACTCAAGCAGAGCAGAACAAGGCAGAGGCTCAGAAGTTATTGACTGAAGCTCAGTTGATGCCTATTGAATTGCAAGCTAAGAGTATGGCGGCTAACACCAAGAACCTCCCAACTGATGATGCTTTGGCTTCTAGGGAGTTTGATAAGCGGGTCAAGGTTGCTGAATTGATGCTAAAAGAAGCAGATATTCAGAACAAGGCTAAGATTGTTGAAAAACAGATGATGAGACAATGAACCCAGAACTTCAAAAGTATTACGAAGAGAGATTTTCCACGATGTCCACACAAGGTTGGATAGATTTGATGGAAGATGTTGACAAAATGATAGAACCTTTGAATAATATCTCAACGATTGCAGACGAAAAAAGTCTACAATTCAGAAAAGGTGAGTTATCTATACTTATTTGGCTGAAAAACTTGAAACAAGTCAGCGAAAGAGCATTTGAGGACTTAAATGAGAAGAATGTATGAATTTGCCTGTATAAAC